AATGATTACTTTGACACTTCAACAAATAAGAGAGTTTTAAAACTAAATGACTGAAATTAACAAATCAATACTCAATAAGAATAACTTTAGATTACTAATTGATAAAGTTCCTACAGTGGAATACTACGTTCAATCAGTAAATATTCCAGGCTTATCATTCACTGAAACAGTCAGTGCAGCTGGTGTTGGATTAGATGCATTTTTCCCAGGCGATAAAGTGTCATTCGAATCACTAAGTGTATCATTCTTAGTTGACGAAGATTTGTCTAACTTCAAAGAAATGTATGACTGGATGAACGCAATCGTTCCAGTGTCAGACCCAAGTGCATATGCAAACTTTACTGGGACTGAGAAGACTGCAACAGGTCAATATAGTGATGTCACTAATGACCTTGCACAATATTCAGACATTACAATAGTAGTTAATACTAACAAAAACATACCAAATAAATTCTTCAGATTCCATGATGCATTCCCTATATCATTGAGTGGTATAGACCTACAAAGTGGTGCAGAAACAGAAGCGGTGGTTGCAACTGTAGAGTTTAGATTTACATATTACGATATAGAATCCACTTCCTAAAATACCATAAATATGGTATAATAGTATATTATGACATTAGATGAAATTAAGAGCCAGTGGGAAAAGGATTGTGAAATAGACGATATCGAACTTGATAAGTCTTCTTTAGAAATCCCTAAACTCCATGCAAAATATCAAGACTTACTAACAAGTAAGATTCTTGTTATGAAACAATACCAATTCAAATACGATACACTATTAAAAAATAAATGGTTATGGTATAACGGAAAAATGTCAGAAGACCAAATAAAAGAACTTGGTTGGAATGATGACCCTTTAGACGGATTAAAGATTATGAAAAATGACTTACAATTATTCTATAATTCAGATACAGATATACAAGAACTCAATGCAAAAATTGAGTATTTAAAAGTCACAATAGATTATCTCAAAGAGTGTATGACTAACATTACTTGGAGACACCAAACGATTAAGAATACAATCGATTGGAGAAAATTCATGGCAGGTTCTTAATGCATTACGACAAACATGTTTGGATTGCAGAAGCATTCTTTAATGAGACAGAAGTAAAGGAAATACTTGCAATTGCCAGTAAACTAGAATGGCATGGTGGTAGAGTTGGTGGTAATAGTTTTGACCCCGATGGAGAAGACCTAGAGGGTGGTGCAGAGGTTAGTGATATTAGAATGTCTCAAGTCAAGTGGATGCAAGACCACCACTTACCACAAAAATTTCATGAAAAACTTGCAACTGCAATACAACATGCAAGTGTAGAGAATCATTGGTTATGGGAATTTAGTCACTTTGAAAATTTTCAATTTACAAATTATACAAACAGACCACATTTAGGTGGTGGTGATTTCTATACTTGGCATACAGACAGTGGCCCAACAGGAATGATTCATGACGAAAAAACTGGAATGATACGTAAGTTGAGTATAACTATTCAGTTATCCGACCCTGATGATTATGAGGGTGGAAGGTTCGAGTGGTTAGAACCTGGCGGTTCTTTTGATAATTTAAGGTCTATAGATACTACAATTGATTTAAACAACATTTTACAATCTGCACCATTCAGTGCAAAAACTAAAGGTAGTATTATCGTATTTCCTTCAGACGTTCATCACCAAGTCACACCAGTCACAAGGGGGACACGGGAATCACTAGTAGGGTGGTTATTGGGTTATCCTTTTAAATAAAATGGTTAAAGTTTCGAAGATAGATGATGTCTTTATGAAAGTCGATTGTGACGATGGTCTTGCAAGAGACTTATACGACTTTTTCTCATATACAGTTCCAAATGCAAAGTTCATGCCTTCATACCGAAATAAATTTTGGGACGGGAAGGTAAGATTATTTTCTTTAAAAACTAAAAAGATATACATAGGATTACTTCCATATGTAGATGAATTTTGTAGAGAACGTGGATTTGAGTTTGGTGGTATTGAAGATGTTATAGGGAAAAAAACTACAGAGAAGTGTAGTCAAGAATGGTTAGCTGATTTAAAACTTCCTTTTGAACCTAGAGATTATCAAATAGAAGCCTTCAATGAAACTATAAAATATGGAAGACAATTACTATTGTCTCCAACTGCAAGTGGTAAGTCATTAATCATATACTTACTTGCACGATACTATGATAAGAAAACTATTGTTATAGTTCCAACCACTTCTCTTGTAGAACAGTTAACCAAAGACTTTGTAGATTATGGTTATACAGAACCAGTCTGTAAAATATACCACGGACAAGAAGTTTTTGATTCACCTATTACAGTCACCACATGGCAATCATTCGCAAAAGCTCCAAAGGAGGTGCTAGAGTCTTTTGATGTTGTCATTGGTGACGAAGCACATTTATTCAAAGCACAAACACTTAAAGGTATCTTGGAGAAGATGAAGACCACTGCAATTCGTATTGGAACTACAGGAACTTTGGACGGGTCAGAGGTTCATAGACTTCAATTAGAAGGTTTATTCGGCCCAGTCAAAAAGGTCATAACTTCAAAAGAACTCATGGATTCGGGAACAATTGCAAATTTAAAAATTGATTGTGTCATACTTCGTCATACTAAACAGAAAAAAATGTCATACCAAGATGAAATGGATTACTTGGTAAGTTGTGATAGTAGGAACCAATTTATAACCAATCTTGTTGGTTCTCTGAGAGGTAATACACTCGTGTTATTTCAATACATAGAAAAACATGGACAACCATTATGGGAAATGTTCAATCCTATGGTTAGTAGAATGAATGGAACTTTACATTATGTTCATGGTGGAACCGACACAGAAGATAGAGAAACAGTTAGAGAGATAGTCGACAATCCAAGGAAGAAAAAAAATAATGTCATACTAGCATCATACGGAACTTTTTCTACAGGAATTAATATTAAAAAAATCAACAACGTTGTGTTTGCAAGTCCCTCTAAATCTAGAATAAGAAACTTGCAGTCAATTGGTAGAGGTCTAAGAAAGACCACTGGGAAGACTGAGATGAGATTATTTGATATTGCAGATGATTTGCAATGTGATAACTATACTCTCAACCACCTTAAAGAACGTATAAATATATACAACGAGGAGAACTTTTCCTACAACATACAACAATTTGATTTAAAATGACAAGACCTTCAGACTTAATTAAAGAACAGAAATACGAAGTTATAAAACTTAAAACTGGTGCTGAGTTTGTGGGAATGGTAAGAGACTCTGCGGAAGGTATAGAAATCACACTACCTATGATATGTCATTTATCAGTTCAACAACCAGTCAATTCAACACTTGCAACCTTCTATCCTTATGCACCCATGAGTGAAGACCCTATTGTCAAAATTCCTTTTGACCAAGTCTTGCATAGAAGTAGTATGAATCAACAGTTTATTCCCTTTTATGATGAAGCCTCTGCAAACTGGTTAAAAATGGTAGAATCTAAATCTATCCCATTAACAAATGATGTAAAGAAAATTAGTAAAGATTATATGAAAAAGGCTGTTGACTCTATTTTAGAGAATGTATCTGAAGAAGATTTATTTGATGAATACTTTGAAGAACTTGCAGAGAGTGATTTTGAATCCTCAATAAAACCAATCAACCCCAAGAAAATTCATTAGACTTTTAGTTTGTCTAAATAAGTGCGTATAATTTAGATTTATATCGCATTATACAAAATACTTATAACTTAATTTTAGGAAAACCATGACCACAGCAACCTTTTTTGCGAAGAGCATGGTGCGAAAAGCTAGAGAAGTCAATCATATCATTCGTCCTCAGAAACGAAAAGTGATTGAAACTATCGAATTTCTAGTGCTGATGACTCTTCCATTTTTACTACCATTCATCATAATGTTTTATGCATCATCGATGAGAATGTTTTAATGAAACACAAACTTAGAGACACTTTGGAGATAAGCACACTTATGGCTGTCTTCTTAGTGTCTGTAATATCAATAACAGGAATATAATAATGTTCATTCCTTGGTTCACAAAACCCGAAACAGAAAAGAAAGTATTACAAATCGTAAATCTCTCTCCTGATGAATCTTGGATTGAGAAAATTGTTGACGTTCACCCAATGAAACAAGTTGCAATCATGTCAGTCGTGCAAGTCCTTGTTTTCGGTTTTATGTTGTTGTCCTTTTGGTTAATTAACGTAGGATTGGATAGATTGTGAAACACTATATAGTATATACAGTTTTAGGTTGGTGCATGTTTGAACTTGCCGTTGGTGATATCGATAGAATGAGTCGTGCAATTAATAGTCCTAATAAGAGTAGAGTAGTTTCCTACACTTAATCCCTTATTAGTATATTCCAACGCAGCAACATATTTATTTTATCATACTTTTCCCATTTGTCTAGTGGGTTTTGGTAAATAAATTAAAAAAATAAATACTTAAAACCCTCTTACAAAATAACGTATTTGGTGTATAATAGTGGTATGACAACGAAAAAAGACCCCAAAAAAGCAGTCCATTACGTATCTAACAAAGACTTTACGGCTGCAGTCTCCGAGTTTAACATTGCATGTAAACTTGCAGAAGAGAAAGGTAAGTCTAAACCTCAAATGACAGAATACATTGGTGAATGTATCTATAAGATTGCGACTCGATTATCGACTCGTCCTAATTTTATCAACTACACATACAGAGATGAAATGATATGTGATGCAATTGAAAATTGTATTCAGTATATCGGAAATTTCAACCCCGAGAAATCAACTAACGCATTTGCATACATAACACAAATTTGTTATTATGCCTTCCTCAGAAGAATCCAAAAGGAGAAAAAACAAGTCTTCATTAAACAACAAGCAACAGACGCTGCTGGAATGATAACAAGTGCATTCGATACAATTGATGGAATACATGACCCAACCTTGACCAACACCAACGTGGAGTGGATGCAAGAAAATATGAATAGGGTCGAATACGAACCACGTAAGTCAAGAACAAAAAAAGTAAAAAAATCAACTAACTTAGAAAAATTCACTGAATGAAAATTGCTCTACTAAATGATACCCATTGTGGTGTCCGTGGTGACATGGAAGCTATGTCAGACTATCAAGGAAGATTTTATAATGAAGTCTTCTTCCCATACTTAGATGAAAATGATATAAATCATATCATTCACTTAGGTGATTACTTTGATAGAAGAAAGTATATAAACTTCTCCTCTATGAAAGCAAATATAAAACACTTCATTGACCCCATGAATGAGAGAGGTATTACTATGGATTTAATCCTAGGTAATCATGATACTTATTATAAGAATACAAATGAGGTGAATGCACCCGAACTTCTTTTATACAATCAACCAAACGTAAATGTTATTGTAGAACATGAAGTTAAAGAGTATGACGGATTTAACATTGCATTGTCTCCATGGATTAATCCCGAGAATTATGCAGATGCAGTCGACTTCTTAATGAGTGCAAATGCAAGTTGGTGTATGGGTCACTTTGAATTTGAAGGTGCATTAATGATGCCAGGCATGACGTGTCAACACGGATTAGACCATTCTTATGTAAAAAGATTTGAAACAGTTTTGAGTGGTCATTTCCACCAAAAATCTGAATTTGCAAATATCAGATATCTTGGGTCTCAAATGCAATTTACTTGGTCAGACTATGGAGATAACAAATACTTTCATATCTTTGATACTGATACACAAGAACTTACCCCAATTTTAAATCCAATTACTATGTTCGAAAAGTCATTCTATGATGACGAAAAAGAAACATTCGAAACAATTTCAAATCAAGACTATTCAAAATACACTGGAAAGTTTGTAAAAGTTATAGTAGTGAACAAAGACAATCCATATTGGTTTGATACATTCTTAGATAAACTACATGCAAGTAATCCATTACACGTTGCAGTGGTTGATGATAACAAACACATGGATTTCTATGGTGACGATGATATAGAAGATATCGAAGACACCTTAACTATATTAAACAACTATATTGACGGGTTAGAAATACAAGGAAAGAAAAAACCACTTTCAGAACTCATGTCGTCACTATACAATGAGGCTTTAGACGAACATAACTATCTATGATAAATTTTAAGAAAGTAAGATATAAGAACTTACTATCCAGTGGAAATAAATTTACTGAAATACAATTAGACCAACACCAAACAACACTTATCTTAGGTGATAATGGTGCTGGTAAATCTACATTACTTGATGCACTTTGTTTTGGTATGTATGGAAAGGGGTTCAGAAACCTCAAGAAAGACCTTCTAATCAACTCTATCAATGGTGGAAACCTTTGGGTTGAGGTAGAGTTTTCTATTGGTAAAAAGGAATATAAGGTCATTAGGGGTGCAAAACCAAACAAATTCGAACTCTATGTTAATGATGTGTTCGTCAATCAAGATGCAACAGTCAGAGACTATCAAGAACACTTAGAAAAGAACATACTCAAAATGAGTTATCGTTCCTTTACTCAAGTTGCAATCCTCGGGTCAGCAAACTTTACTCCTTTCATGCAATTAAAGGCAACTGAAAGACGTAAACTCGTGGAAGACCTTTTGGATATATCAATCTTTTCTACAATGGGTGATATCCTTAAGAAAAAGATTTCTAACCATACTGTTGAGGTTAGAGAGAATAATCATGAAATCGACTTACTTGAAGAAAGAATTAACGGACTGAATGAACAACTTAATGCACTTCGTGAAAATCGTGAATCGAAAATCCTAAAATATGAATCTACTGTTGATGAAACTCAAGAGAATATTAATAACCTTTTAGGAGACATAGATGAAAAGACGAAAAATGTGGTGGAGAAAACAACCAGTATCAGTGATAAAGATTCGAAAGAAACTAGACTCAAACAAGTTGTCGACATGGAAGCTGGACTTGAAAATGCTAGAAAGAAAGCACTTAAAGACATTGAGTTCTATGAAAACAATGACGATTGTCCAACATGCAAACAGGGATTAGACCATGAACATAAGAAGAAACACATTGAAGAGAAACAGACTAAAATCTCAGAAATCAAGGAGGCGATTGCAACACTTGATGAACAAGTCGAAGACCTTAATACCCGAATCCAAGAAATCAACGGAATCCAAGACCAAATAACTAAAGTTCAAAAGGAAGTTGGTATTCTACAAACAGAAGTTGTATCCAATCAGAAGTTTATCCAAAAGATTCAAAAAGAAATAGAAGAACTTAAAAAAGAAGGACAGGGTAATGGAGACGTTCAGAGTAGAATAGACGACAGTGAAGACAAACTAAACATTCTACATGCAAAGAAAGAGTCATTAGTTGACCAACAACACTACTATGAAATTGCACAAGTGTTATTACGTGACCAAGGTGTAAGACAGAAGATTATCAAACAGTATGTTCCAATCATGAATAAACTAATTAACAAGTATCTTGCACAATTGGAATTCTATGTTGGGTTTGAACTTAATGAAAAGTTTGAAGAAACAATCAAGTCAAGATTCAGAGACGTATTCAAATACGATAACTTCTCTCAAGGTGAGAAGATGAGAATCGACCTTGCACTACTATTCACATGGAGAAGTGTTGCAAGAATGAAGAATAGTGTTAACACTAACCTATTGATATTAGACGAAGTATTTGACTCTTCATTAGACACACAAGGAACAGACGATTTCTTAAAACTATTAAACAGCTTGACAGAAAAGACGAATGCATTTATCATATCTCATAAAGGAGAAGCACTATATGATAAATTTAATGACGTTATTAGGTTTGAGAAACACAAAAACTTCTCGAGAATTGCAGAATAATATAAATAGTAGTATGAAATCATTCTCAGAGTTTACTAATCCAACATACGAAGGAGTCAAATTAGACTTACCTAAAGTTATATCTGAAGGTTCTAAAATGTCTAAGGGAGACCTATTCAAAAGACAAAATAGGGGTGGATTCTTACAAAAAGCAGAAGACGGAATATTACTTGATAAGGACGGAAACGAACTTAAGATAAAAGACAAAGACCTTTGGTATGAATTATCCAGTGAACTACAATCTGCTGGAGACGAAAAAGACTTAACACTATGGACACCTAAGAACTTAAAAATGGTGTTTGGAACTACATTAGGGAATATTCTTAAAGGTGGTAATGGTTTTTCAACTGTAAATCAAGCAAATCCAACTGGTGAAGATTGGGAAGCTGGTATTGCAGTAGGACTTCAAAAATTAGGAAAAGGTATAGACTATAACTCACCCGAGTGGTTGAGATTCGATAAGTATTGGACTGATTGGGAAGAGTCTGCAATGAAAACTGCAATAGATTTCAAAAACAAGTTAGGTATATCAGAACTTAAACAAACTGGTTCTATGAAAGTAGGTGGACTTTCTAACGAATGGAAAGGAACAAACACTACACCTAAAACCGACCTTATGGATAAGAGTGGTAATATTAGAGTATCACTTAAAAAATCGGGTGGTTCTCAGTTAATGTCTGCTGGTAAAGCAGAAGCAATATCTACAGTAGAGGCTGCAATGAGAGCATATGGAAACTCTTCCAGTGGTCAAAAAGAAGCACAAAAATTAGTCAAAGAACTAGAAGAGAAAATGATTAAGTTATCTCATAAAGGTGCGGTAGGTGACTTAGAACAACTTAAAGGTAAAGACAAATTATCAAGAGAAGAAGAAGATAAACTTGCAGAATTAGATATTGGACATAACTATGCACAAGAACTCAATCAAAGATTAGAAAAAACCTTTAATGGTAATGACGAATTGAAAAAACTATTTTGTTATGAAGCTGCAACTGGTCATGCAAAGTTCGGTAAAGACACTTGGCCAACTGCAACAATGATTGCAACCTTCTATGAAGGTGGAGGTCTTTCACATGTTCAAAACTTAAGAGACCCAATCAAACATGGTGGAGCACTTGCCTCGGGAAATGACTTTTATGTGTCATTCAAATCGAGTGGTAAAAGTTCACCATATCTTTCTTTAAGAAGTAAGAAAGCAAAACAAAAATTAAACATGGACACCCTCTCAGATATCATACACAACGAATGTGGAAATTCAAATCTTTTCTTAACAGAAGAGGTAGAAAATCTAACTGAATCACAACTGATAAATAAACTTATGAAAATGTCAAAAGAGTTTTCTTCTAAGGTTGCAAATGCAGCCAAGAAAATTCTTAATGAGATTACTAAGAGAATACAGAATGCATTTAATTGGATTAAGAAACAAGGTGCAAAAATATGGAATGCAATCTTGTATTTCTTTGGATTTCAAATTTCAGATGTAAGAGTCAAAGGAGGAGGGGTTTACCCGTTATAATATGTTAGAATTGATAGAAGAGGCCTCAAAGGTCTTACGAACACCACCACCCGAATTTGATTTCGAGAACCCACCCGAAGACCCCAAAGAGATAGAAATCAACATGGCAGCTGCTATGGAACAATTTGGTGGTA